ATTCTTAGGTCGTCCTCCTCTAGACTTCCAAGGCTGAACCCAAGGAACCTTCCCTTGCTCAAGCAGCTCGATGATTCTTTCAGTAACAATTTTATTGACCTTCTCGCTCATTCTCTGCCTCCTTCTGTAGTTCTCGAATACGATCCCAAGAGCTATGCCAAGCGTACTTAACAACTGTTTCAAACGCATTTATCCATTCGTGATAGTCTTTATCACCAGGATACTTTCCTTCCTTGGTCCGAATGTTTTCGAGTAAATCAAACAGATGTCTGCCAACAAAAAAGTCTAGCTCTATTGTCCTTGCAGATTCGTTAACGTACTTAACGTGTTCTTCTGAGTTATATCTCAATGTCTTATCTCCTTTGTTCTCCCAAACATTAACGGAGCAGGGTCGGTATGTTCCGCGCACGATGGCCTCCGGTACGACCAGACACCCTGCTCCATTTCTTTCGACTGTAGGCCCCGACGGGATTTGAACCCGCGACCTCCTATGTGTTTCCTCTATGGGTGATCAACCCTCAGGGATACTACCCGTTATGCCTGCTTCCTGAGTGATCACTCTCTATCCACAAGCAAGCACGGTGTTCTCCTATGCACGTAGGTGCTCTACCAAACCGAGCTACGGGGCCCCAAATTAATGGGTACCAATACAGGCTCCACCCTCTCGGGCTTGTAGGCGTGTACTAACGCCTCGTTGTTTATATTCCGCTACCTGTACCTAGCGGTTCTTTATTAGTGGTCCTCGATTTCTTTCTCGAAGACGCTTAACTTCTTTCTCGGAGTTACCTGCCCGACATGGACCTAGAAGCTGTGCAATCTGATCTTCGTCAGAGCGTTGCATTCGGGACATTTCATTCCGTAATGCTGTTATGCATCGGTAGTCTTTGTCTACTTGTCCTCTTCTTTTGTGACCCATTTGATTATCTCCTCACATAACTGTCTGAATATAAATGCTATGACAAACCCAATGCCTGCCAAGCTCCCATAGTATTCAAAGGCATCCACTATTGATTCAGCTTTTCTTCAAGCTTCTCTACGCGATCAATTAAAGCCTGTACTACCCTAGAAGCAGCAATGAGAGTGTCGCCCATACTTACGAAGTGAGCGTTTAGATTTAGAAATGCTCCAAGTAATGCTACTTCGTTTGCGGTTGGTTCCTCTAACGGTACTGAATTTAATTCTTTACTCATTGCTTAATTCCTCCATCAGTAATCACTAACCAGAGGACTTCAATCCACTTTTGTTTGAACTTCTTCTTCCGTCTGTTTTTCAGTCTCATCCTCATCTCCCTTAGAAACCAGTTTGTTATCCACAACCATCAGGTTATTTCTCTCCATGTATGCCTTAAATCTTGGCATATCTTCTCTTGCTCTCTCTATTTCTTTTACTCGGTGAATGTATTCGGCGGAGCATGAGTGACCACAAAAGTCATTTCCGTCGATTGGATCCCCTGCGTGAACGAAGGAAGTCTTGCAGTGATAACACTCTTTCATTTCTTATCTCCTTTTCATTAAGAGGGTTACTAGTCTTCCTCTTATGATTAAGTGACTTCTTCTCCTTAAAGCCACTAATTAATATGTCGGTGATTTCAGAGAGGATGTCAAGCAAAAGTCTATCAGTTCTACTTAATTTCCTGTCACTTACTGATTCTTTAAGATCGTTTAGCAATCGTTTAAGATCTTTCATGATATAATCCTAACTAGATTTAGATCTTTCATTTTCAGCTAGAATCAGCATTTCGTTCTGAAGCTTCAGGACGGTATGTGAGCCGAGTTCTTTTGTAAGGAAGTCACTCAGTAGGGATAGATCTTTACGTGATTGTAAGGACACTAGGTTGTCTCCTAGAGCCTTCTCGTAAACGATTGCTTGGTATTGGTCTATTGCGTCTTTTAATCTCATGATTCCCCCCCAGGAATTTTGTGGTTACACTTGCGAATCCTGCGAATCCCGCGAATTTCGCACAACTTGCTCAACTTGCTCATGTTTTAACACGTAGGAATTGAGCAAGTTCTGAACATTTGTTCTCCCCCCTATAGGATAAAGATAGATATCCATAAGGGGGACCTGCTTAACCCATATTTATTTTAGCATTAAGCAGGGTAAATTAATCCAAGCAGTTAAGAATTAGTGCTTGGATTAAGTGCTTCGATTAAAGCATGGGAACCCCGTTGCGTCCAACAAGGCTCCCTAGCCTTACCTACCCATGCTCACGGACTGAGCGGGCTCTTCGGTTTTATCGAAAGAAGCAGTAGCCTCGCTTGTTGATTCGCTCTGCCTCTTTCTTGAGTTCATCCATACTCATGAGCTTACTGCGGTTTACGGTATTGGTTCTCTGCGCTCGCATTGTTTCTCCTGCGTTTGCGAACTCCTCCATTACCTCATCATCCCGCTCTGTTCGCTCTCGTTGACGACGCTCTTTCTCGTATTGGAACTGGGCTTCTTTCTTATCTTTTTCCGATAACCCATCGAGTTTCTTCACCTCTCTTGCGAGATATTCTTCAAATCTCTCTGAGTTTCGATCTTCATCAATTTCATTATCTCTTTGTTTTGAATCAAATAATTTAGTTAAAGTCTTAATCATCTCTAGGATCTCCCTTTCCTATATATTGACGGCTAATCACCCCAGTACGGGACAATTTTTTTCGTAATATCTCCATTTATAAGGACGCATCGGCATCCTCCTTTCTGACAACTATTTTTCATCTTTCTTTATTGCTTCGATAACTATCGAATATAAGAGTTGATATTGCTCGGCTACTTCAAGGAACTCCACAACAACCCACCTGGGTAATGTTACGAATATCTCTGCTCCCTCATTAGGAACTTCACTCGACATATTTTTAATTGAGAGTTTTGCTTGTTCTATTGCTTTTGGAAGCTTGCTTAATAATTTGAACATTTCGATTCCTTTTTAATAATTTGCTTCTGAGAATTTTCAGAATTTTCGCGTGGACGGTGGGGTCTTATCCTCCTCCCAACCCTGTGATTTTCTGTAGCTTAGGACTTGGTTACCCTAATCTACAATATACTAAACACCCTGGAGACATTATCGTTCTTTGTTTTGGTTACCTGGCGAGGGGCTTGGGGGGGCGGCCCCCCAACGAGCGAAGCGGTTTCAAGCGACTATGGAGCGCTTCCTTATTGCCCGGACGTCGTAGACCATTTTGATAAAACTTTATGAAAAGTTTTCGCCCCCCACCCGTAAGGGGGGCGTTTCCTTTTTGCCCGGAGCGACTATGGAGCGTTACCTTTTGGCCCCCGGCAGGGCCGCCGGAGGCAAAAATTTTTTTTAGCTACCAACCAGTAGGTAAGTAAGACACGTTGCGTCAAGTGGTATGCTCTAGGGCCGCCAATTCTCAGAAAGTACGCGAAATGACGGAAAGTTTACAATAAATCGACATTAAGTGAAAAAAAAGTGGCGAAGTGTTGGGCCTGGTCTCCCTGTATATAATAACCTAGGGACGTTCCACCAAAGGAACGCCCACTGCATGGGAGCAGTGGCAACGAAAGAAAGAGATAAAAAATGGAAATCAATTGGACTGAACTTAAGACTTTAGATTCTGACACTCAAGAGCGCGTGATTCGTCTTCGGCTGGAAGCGTCAAAGCTTCCTAAGACTTCGGAACGCTATGATGATTTGTGCCATGAAGTTGCTGAGTTGGCTAACACTTCGGAGTTTTTAACAAGGCTCGAATCTGGAACAGAGGAGGCCGGATGGCTTCGGGATCTGCTTTTAAATAAGGTGATTTATGGAGAGCAGGAAAGTGCTCTTATTCTCAAGTTTAAGGCTCATCTCCACCGATGGGGAATTGAACGAAAACGCAACGGCCGACGAAAGCTTTCAGGTGATGCTTATCGCGGGGTGGTTCTTCAGTTCTCTAGAAAGCCTGAGGGCGAAAAGGGTGCTAAGTGTCGGGATGATGTCACTCCAATCGTTGGGCTTGAGGTTGTTGACCGCGGTGAACCCACTGAACGAAAGGTTAAGTTTTACCGTGACGTTCTGACTGGGGAACGCTGTCCGCTTCGTTATCGAATGGTGGAACTTTTGGCGGAGTCCGCTGCTGCGGTTGCTCATATTCCCGAGAAAACTCGCAAGCTTTTTCCGGTTATTATGTATGCTTTTGAGGCTGAGATGAACCGCGGTATCGATGATTACGAGCTGAAGTCAAGCTGGGAGGAGATAGCCCGGTCTGTTCTCGGATGGCTTGAGGTTGGTATCCCAGTGAAGGAGGAGCGCGGCTTTACTATTGTTAAAAAGAGCAAGAATGAAAAATCCGCTAAAACTCGCGATGCTGCGATTCAAGCTGCCTTCGATAAGAAAGCGAAGCGTTCTGCCGCTGCCAAGAAAGGGGCCGAAACCAAGCGACGTAATAAGATGATTGCGCAAGCTGTTGAATCGTTTCCTGCGACTGGGGAAGGCCACAAGCATTCGCCGGTGGTCGAGACTGTTTCTAACCAGTTCAAGTCTAGTTTTGATTTGCGAGATTAAAAGGTGGGGAATTACGATGCTTAGTACAGGAATTACTATTAAAGAATTCGGCTCACACATTGATGCTTTTGAAACGAATTTGGTGCGTTGTGTAATTTGCGTTGCGCTGACTTTCGAGGGTGAGTGTGTGTTGTGTGGCTTGCCTAGTCAAAAAGTGTTTAGGGTGGCGGCTGATGATATGCCGCCCCACTGGGGGCCTTTCTATCCGTGGGATGATTCTGATGATGACTGGGCGGTTTGGTTTGATTTTGTTGCGGCTCATAAGCATGTGATTGCGGCGCTTCAATCTTTGGGCGGCCCGAACTTTAAAGAATCTCCTCCGTTTTAGGTGGCGGGGCTATAGGATGAACTGGGGGGGCCTTTGGTCCCCCTTTTTTTTTGTCAATTCCGGAGCTGCGGGAAGTAAGTTGTGCTGGGTGGTTTTCAGTTGGTTCGGCTGGCTCTAATGTTTTCAGGGGTTTAGCTTGTGAATAAGTTGTGGGAAACTCGCTCTTTTGTGTTGGTACACGGTTTCACGCGTTGGGTTGGGATTCCTTATTGATTCCGTGTGCTTGGGTGATTCGATAGCATCGGCCTAATAGGGTGAAACACGTTCTACTAAAAAACGTACTTTTGGTGTGTTTTGGTAACGATATGGGCTCCAGGCCGGGGCTCTTTTGGGAACCACTAGAACACGTTCTACCATAAAAAATGAAGAAAAAGCTTGCGTTCTGTTCTGGCTTTTGCCTTCTCCTGGCAGAACTCTTGAGCGGAGCGGTTCCTGTCTTGAGCGGAGCGGTTCCTGCTCCTCGTCTAGCAACAGATCAAGCTTGTCCCCAGCTTATCCACAAAAATGCGCTTCGCATGTGTGCAGCGCGTCACGGCGGCCAAAGGCCGAGTAGAGTGACGCGATGCGCTTGTGGGTAAGTTGTGGGCAAGCGCATGGAGGCAGTCCTGAGCTAGCCAGGGGGATTGGGGGGCGGGCCCCCCTCTTACTACGCCGGATCCAAAGGGCGAGCTTGCTCGGTCGCGACGCTTCGTCGTGACGCAGACCCCTGACAGAGCCGGAACGAGCATAAAGCGAGTAAGTCCTGATCCTCTTAATGACCAAACATTGTATCAAAGTGGTGACACATAGTATCCAGAAGGAAACATGTAGGATAGCAATATCAATGTGTTAGCTATTGGAAACAGGTATTATACCGGGGATGGATTATCTGACACCTCTGGATATCCACTCTATCTAGGGCAATCATGGGAGGATGTCTTGCTTGGCCAGGGGGTTCAGGGGGTCGGGACCCCCTTCTTCAGCGACATTGGAGCGTTTCCTTTTGTTTCTTAAGCGCCCACTATAAGGGCGCGTTTCCTTTTTGTCCGGAGCCCCTGCTAGGCCGCCGGAGGCACGGGGAGGTTTGGAGGGCTTCCCTCCATAGGGTCTGGTGTCTTCAGTCGTCTTCTTTTGCATGGCCAGGGGGCAAGGGGAACGGGTTCCCCACACGGTGGGAGCGATGATCTTCTCAGCTAGCTCGATCTCTCGAGGGGGGTGGCCCCGATTCAATCGCCCAGTCCAGTTGCCAATTACCCTCCTTGAATTCCAGGTCCATTTGAAGGGTCTGACAGAACGGATTCAAAATCCGTTTGCTTGCTCTAGGCTTACTAGTAATACTGTATGAGGGGGATAAAAAGACTATGTACTATTTTAGAACTATCTGTCAAGTCGTCCTGTAAGTGCTTGATTCTACTAGGGCGGGAGAGGCACTTTTCCCTTGACAGGATTTGGTAAAAGGTAGAATTCTGTACATATATGGCGAAAGACCACACAGTAACGGTCTATCAAAATGCGGATAATCATAAGTTGTTACATGACTTGTATATGATTACTCGGAAGCAGATTGAGGGACTACGTCGCAAGGTTGAGGAAGAGGATGATCTTACACAAAAAGATCTAAAGACACTCGATCTCTGTTATGATGGCCTCAAGAAGCTAATTGGCATCGAGAAAGAGCTGAAGACTGACGCTCTTGCCTCGATGACCGATGACGAGCTTAGAGCCCTCGCCCGCAAAACATTAAGAGAGGGACTAGCATCCAGTAAGAAGGGGAAGTGATGGCTAAGAAGAAACCCAAGTCCGATAGAGAACTTATTACCGAGGCCGTTCTAAAGGCAACTCGCCAACGACTAGATTCTCAAACCCCAGGTGAATTGTTGCAGACGCTTTCCGATGAAGAGCGATTCGAGTTTGGAGCAGGTCGCCCTGGTGGAGAGAGCTTACCAGTAGCTAAACCAAAATGGGATGATCCTCGTCGTTCACGACGACCACGAGGACCACAAGATTTCGAGACTGGGCACCAGTATGGCGCACCATTCCACGAGGAGGCCATGAAGTATGGTGGTCCTGAGTATGCTCAAGAATTCGTTGGACCACCAGATCCTATTCCTCCAGATTACAGGTCAGGCTACCAGTATGGATCAAAGAGAGGTAAGCCACTCAGCGAAGCGATTCGTCGTATTATGATGGAAGCAGCAGGCAAAGAAGCCCGACACGGCCCTTATCGCGAAGGAATGCCAGGTTATGAATATCCAGAAGAGGTTCCTTATACGGATGAAGGATTCATGGGTGGAGGACCACCAGGAATGACGAGGGAAGAATACTACGAAGACCCAAGGAATCAGCAAAAGCTCTGGGAGGAGATCCAGCAGGGACTCGGATACGAAGGAACGATGCGTCGTAGGCGTGAGCAGAAATACAGGGGAGAGCAGATCAGTGACGTTCCGGGAAGGTACGGACCAGGTGGAGAGTACGGACCACCTGCTGAACGAGAGCCGCCTGAGAAAGAGAAGCTCTACGCTCCCAAAGTAAAATCGAGGTCCAAAAAGTAGATAAAGAGAAGCGGAAGCAATGATAAAGATTAGACCCTATAAAGCACTAGATGAAGACTTCATATATCACTCCTGGTTGTCGTCAGTAGACTACAATATCCCCGGTGTTCAGCGAATGACGCGATTAGTTATTGACAGTTGCGTAGATAATGGCACTATCTTAGTAGCATGTTCGGATGAAGACTCTGACCATATCCTTGGTTGGCTGTCCTATTCTGAAGAGATAGGGTTTCCAGTCCTCCTCTATATTTTTGTGAAGAAGAATCTGAGGAACCATGGAATAGGCGGAAGCCTCCTCAGTGAAAGATTTCCCGAGGAGACTGTCCCGACAGCCTTTTGGTCCTTCTGGTGTCAGAAGTATAACTTGAAGAAGCGGTGGGGGTTGAAGTTCAATTCCCTCTACTTGCCAGTACTGGTGGATAAGTTAAATGGCAAAACAGAATCTCAGCCCAAAAACCAAGGCCAGACGGAAGGCATTGTCGCGCAAGCCTAACCTGGCCCTGTCTGGGCGAGAGGTATTGGAGGCCGCAGTTGGTCGTTTTGGAATCCCCGAAAAAGCTCGAATCGTCCGAAAGACTTCGGATATCACTCTCAACTTCAAGAGACACCTGTTCCCTGAACAACTTTCCTTTATCAACGACCCAAGCAAACGAAAGGCCGCTTTATGTACTCGACGGGCAGGAAAGTCTTTCGCAGTATCGCGATACCTCATCCAAGAGGCTATCGATAGGCCGGAGACTCTATGCGTCTATATTGCTAGGACTCGCGAAGCTGCGAAACGTATTCTCTGGAATATGCTGAAGCAGGCTGACAAGCAGTATCGACTCGGAATCAAATTCAACAACTCCACCCTGATAGCCAAGTTCCCCAACGGTTCAGAAATCATCTTCACTGGTGCCAACGATGCCTCGGATGTGGATAAGCTCCGTGGTGCCGCATTCTCCCTGGCAGTTCTTGACGAAGCTGCGTTCTTCAATATCAACGTGAAGGAGCTGGTCCGCGACGTTCTTAGTCCCGCTCTTTTAGATAGTGATGGAACTTTGGCCATGATTAGCACTCCCAATGAGATCTGCGCTGGCTTCTTCTTCGACATTACCGAGCTAGAGAAATATGGCTATTCGGTCCATAAGTGGTCTGTTAGAGATAATCCCTATATGACGCAAGCCGTCAAATCTATCGATCGCGATGTTAGGGCGGGGATCCTAGACCCTACCGAACCATCCTACAAGCGCGAGTATCTGGGCCTGTGGGTCAAGGATGACCGGTCAATCGTCTACAAGTATTCTGAGATGAACCTCTATGACGAGCTACCGGAGAACTGCTTCTGGGAATATATTATGGGAATCGATTTAGGATATCACGACCCGACAGCATTTATCATTGCTGCATTCTCTGAGGACCATGAAGAGCTATTCATCATAGAGCAGTTCAAGAAGAAGAATATGCTCACCTCTGATGTTGAGGATCTTATCCGAGAGTATCAATCTCGATTCAACTTCAGCAAGATTGTCGTCGATACTGGTGGTGGCGCTAGTCGTATGGTCCTCGAAACATTTAAGGCTAGGACATCTTTGCCAATCGAGCCCGCGAAGAAGAGCGGTGACAAGATTGGTCTAATTACGATGATGAATGCTGACCTGGCTAGAGGATTAATTAAGGTTCGCAAGGATTCGGAGCTGCTGAAAGAATGGGATAAGCTTCAATACAATCAGGCCGGAACTGCTGAAGATAAGCGGTTTGATAACCACCTGAGCGATGCGGCACTATATACATGGATGGAGTCTCGGCATTTTCTTTACGAGGAGAAGGTAAAGCCTCCAAAATTTGGAACTGCTGAATACTATACACAACTAGAAGACAAAATAGAAGAACGGCTGCTACAAGAGCAAGAGCAAGATAGCGGTCACGATGAGGATCTGTGGGGCGTTGGATATTCAAATTCTGACGCTTTCTATAATTAATATAAACAGTTAGACTATTAGCAAGGATAGAGAACATGGCGCAAGACCCTAGAAAATTACGGAAGCTTTTGGAGATTCTTACTCAGTTTGGAGTCACCAAGTACGAGACAGATGAGATTAAGATCGAGGTAGTTAGCCCAGTAGCTCTCGCACATAAGATGTATGATGGTGCAGTTAAGGTTGCAAATACTGAATTTTCAATGGATAATTACGACAAAGAGCCCCAAGAGGCTGCCGAACAGAACGAAAACGTCATTGCTTCGCCAGAGTACTCTGATGAGGAAATGCTCTACTGGAGTGCAAACTCATAATGTATGGAATATTTGATGATGTATTTTGGTGGCAGGCTAAGAAAGATCCTCACTTAGCAATCGACAAGTATATTACTGTCATTAGGGATAATCAGAATGATTTCTACAACGACTTAAGTATGTTTGTCGGCCTGTACGGTGGTCGTCCTCTTAATAATTCTGAAGATTCGTTCAGATATCGCAACAACAGACCTCGATTAACATTCAATATCATCCACTCCCTCTGTCAGGCAGCTACCGCGAAGATAGCAAAGCATCGTCCGGGTATCTCATTCTTAACTTCTGGCGGCGACTGGTCCCAAAGACGCAAGGCTAAGAACCTTGATAAGTTTATGCAGGGTCAGATTTACTCCACAAAGGCATATACTATTGCCCAAAAGGCATTTTTGGATGCCTGTATTGTTGGAACAGGTATTATCAAAGTCTTCATGGAGCACGGGAAGACTAAGCTCGAAAGAGTACCGCTCGTAGAGCTGACCGTTGATGGTTCTGAGGCAGGCACAGGAGAGCCGCGTCAGATCTTCCAAACAAAACTGGTTTCTCGTCATGTCCTGGCAGCAAAGTTTCCAAAGTATAAAAGACAAATCCTGGAATCAATTGAAGAAGTTCAAGATGACGAGGGGGAAGAGCAAAGATATTCAGACCTGATTAAGTGTCATGAAGCATGGCATCTCCCATCTGGCCCTGATTCGGGTGATGGTCGCCACATTATATCCATTCCAACCGTAACCCTGATGGATGAAGAGTACGATAAGGATTACTTTCCGTTTGTGTTTGTTCGATGGACGGAATCACCAGTCTCATTCTGGGGCAATGGTCTAGCTAGAGAAGTTAAGGGGATCCAAGTTGAAGTGAACAAGTTGCTGGCTCAAATTCAGCAACAGATGCACCTTGCTACTCCAAAAGTATTTATTGAGGATACAAGCAAGATTGTTAATGCTCACTTGAATAATAGGGTCTGGGGGGCAATTCGATACAGAGGAACACCACCGCAGTTCTTTGTTCCCAAGTCTGTCTCTGGGGAGATGTTCTCTCACCTAGACCGACTTGTTAACCAGGCTTACGAGATGACGGGTATTTCTCAGTTGTCAGCACAAAGTAAAAAGCCTGTCGGACTCGAGTCGGGAAGAGCACTCAGAGAGTTTTCCGATATTGAGTCAGAGCGGTTTATGGTTGTTGGACAAGCTTACGAGAGTGTCTTCGTCGAGATCTCAAAGCAATTAATTTCCTTAGTCAAAGATGCGACTGAGGATGGAGAAGAATATCTATCAGTCAGCTTCTCTCCCAACTCAGGAGTTGAGAAGATTAATTGGGGTGAAGTTAACATGGAGGAGGATGAATACATTATGCGCATTCAACCTATTGGTTCTCTTCCTCAAACGCCTGCGGCAAAGCTCGCGAGCGTAACAGAAATGCACATGAATGGCATGTTCACAAAAGAAGAAGCACATCAGCTCTTAGAATTTCCAGACTTGGATAGAAGCAACAAGCTAAAGAATGCCCATATTGAGCTAATCGATAAGATTATAGATGATATGATCGATAAGAATAAATATACGCCGCCAGAGCCTTACCTCAATTTGGAATTAGGAATCGAGCGTGTTCAGCAGTCTTACAACTTAGGCAAGATAGAAGGAGTCCCAGAATCGAGACTTGAACTTTTGCGTCGTTGGATAGCACAAGCAGTTTCGTTAACGGACCAAGCACAAAAACCACAACAGCCCGGCATGATGCCTGTAGACCCGATGGGAATGCCTCCGGGTATGCCGCCAGGAATGCCGCCAGGAATGCCTCCGGGGATGCCGGGGATGCCACCACCAGGACCTCCAATGGGGATGCCTCCTGGACCGCCAATGCCTGGACCGCCTGGAGCACTACCGCCACCGGGTGGACTACCACCATTAGGAGCACAATAAATGTCAGAAGCAGCAGAAACAGTAGTAGAAGAATCTCAAAATGAGACAGCAGAACATGTTCCCGGTATTGATCCGGATGTAGAATTGCCTGATTTTAATATCTATGCAGAAGAAGAGTCTCAAAATGAGACAGTAGCGGAAGAGAAAAAGGAAGAGGCTAAAGAAGAGGTTGCGCCTGATAGCACTTGGAGTGCTCGCGTAAAAAAGGATAGGTCACAAAGAAAAAAAGAAATCGAGTTCAAAAAGAGAGAGCAGGAGATTCTAGCTAGAGAGCAAAGAGTAGGCTCTGCCGAGGGTCTAAGGGATGCTTTTATGAGTAATCCTGAAAAATTTCTTGAGGCTCAGGGTGTTGATCCGTTGGAGTTTTTTTCTGATTGGACAAATAGAATCTCTACAGGAGTCAATAACCCGTCTGAGGATACTCGATTATCAAGTACAGAACGACAAGTTAAGGAGCTTAGAGAAGAACTACAAAGGAGAGACCAGGCTAGACTAGCAAAACATACTGCCGACGAGCAGCAAGAAGCCATTAACCAGTATTATTCTCAGGTT